GCTGCGCTTCATACGCCCAGACTTTGAAGGCACCTTGCTTTTCAACAAGTTCTTACCCTCAGTACCCAAATCACCCAATGCCTTACGCACTGCCTTTTCAGCTTCAGGATTCACCCGCTTGAGAGTGGTACGCAAGACTGTGAAGTCCACGTCCATCTCAACATCACCACTACTCATCAGATGGTGGTGTCGAGGCTCACATACTCAATCTTGATCGGACTAGTAGAGCTGCTCGTATCATCCTGCAGAGCAACAAACGGAATGCTCTGCGTGAGAATCTGACCGCCACCAACAGGCGTTTCACCATCAAAACGCACGATTGGAAGAGTGATAGTCACACTGCCCTTCGCAGCGCCTTCAATGATCGCTGCAGTCTCATACTTGAAGACAAGAGCTGCAGCAGTTCCGTTGATGAACTTGTTGTATTGCGTAAGGCCAGTCCATTCACAGTCGAAGCTGCCGTCAATGGTGCGCATTGACGCTTCAACCTGTTCGCTCTTTTGCGCGCTACCCAAGAAGTAACGCTCTTTCGCAAGCCCATTGTCAGACTTGACACTGAACGCAGTGATCTGGCTTGCAGCTCCACCGTCAATCGTCATCGAAGCACCCGTATAAACCAGTGGACTACCAGTTGGGTAGGTGGCCGTTGTTGGAGCGCCGGCGACAACAGCTTCACTCTTGCCATCAACTGTGATCTTCAACTGCAGGAAATCACTGATAGCACCCGAGAGCTCCCAGTTGTCAACTTTGCAACCAGCGTAAGTGAACTTGTGCTGAGTGCCAGCAACATCAGTGCGAGCAACTTGGCAAGTCAGAGCAAGAGTATCTTGTGTTGCAACCTCAGCCGTGTGAAGACGACGAGTAGTAGCCCCACCCGGAGTCGTAGTCGTGTTCTTACCAAGCATGTGCTTGAACAGGAGTCCAAAGCCCTTAGAACCCACTTCAAACGACACGTCACCAGTCACACTCTGATTACCAGCAGCCCAACCAGTGCTACCCAGTACGCGACGACCCGTACGAAGTCCCTTGCTCTCTACACGCTCAACGTTGAGCTTGATGCTCTCATCGGTTACCTCAAGGAAGTTGGTGGGCGTAATAGCCGTACCAACCGTGCTCTCAGCACCAATTCCAAACTGATGATCTCCAACATAGGCCATTGTTATGACTCCTTCTTGTCTTGCTTCGCAGCAGACTTATCGGTTGCCCATTGACCAGATGCCACCAGGCTTTTTGCAATTTCTCCAACTGCCTCGACTGACTCGCCAGCCTTACAACACGCGCCGAGCGCGGGTACTACTACTTCATCGTGAGGCCCAACGTAAGTCAGCTTCATGTCAAATCCTTATCTGCAGTAATTTCCACGTTCACCGTGATCTCACAAGCCCGCTTTTGATCGCCCGCATACGCGCGCTGATCGAAACTTGTGATCTCAGCGAACAAACACTTTCCATCCAATGACGGATCATTGAGAATGCTGTCCTCAACGTCATTGAACATTTGCCAAGCCCTGCTTTCAGCATCATCCGCGTCATCACCAATGACCTCAGCGACAATCGCTACTTCAAGGGTCAACACTTCACGCCGATGCGCCTTACCGAGAGCTCGACCACGATCCGAGGCGCTCAAACCTGCAATGAACACGCTCTCAGCTTCAATACTTGCCCCCGGATGAGCAAGTGAAACCTGACGGTTCCTAAAAGCTGGCATCCGACCAATACGGTCAATGAGAGCAACCTTCAACGCCAATGCGCTTGTCATGCCACACCAAACGTCTGCCTGAACTGGTCAACAATCGCATTCATCTCAGGAGTAGCGAACCTTCGCCCTGCAACACCCGCAACAATCATGTTCTGAGTTGTCCCATCCTCCGATGTAACACTCATTGCACGATCCTGTGCGGGAGTGTCAACAAGCATGTAACGCACCTGCTTCATAACAGCTTGCCTGACCATGCCAGGCACATCCCTAAATCCAAAGATCCCCGTGATTGAAACGTTCCTGCGCCCTGGGAACCAAGTGAAGGTTGGGCGGATTATCACTCCGGCTTCTTGATCGAAAATCAGGCCGCTGATGTCAGTGTTTGTCAACTGTTGAACGTATGCGCCCAATGAGTCGGTGACGCTCACACTTGAAAGACTGATGGGCCTTGCATGACGTGTGAAGAGTTCATTAGTGCCAGTGCCATCGTGAAGAGCGTTGACGCGCTCGACCGGAATGAAGCTCACACCACACGCAGTTTCAAGTGCGTCTTCAACTTCGGTGATTGCCCGGTCAATGAGCTCATTCGGATAACGATTCACATTGTCAAGGGGCTTCAACGTGCGAACATCACTAACGGAGCACACACGATTGCCAACAACCTGAACTGGAACTGTGACCGTGTTCGAACCGTTGGCATCGGTAATTGTGAACACAGCGGTGTGATTGCCAACTGATTGCGCTGCAAGCTGATAATAGAAACGGTCTGATTCAACGGTCACGCTTTGAGCGGACACAATGACCGAACTGTCACGATCACGGGTGATTGTGACCGTTCCTGACGTTGGTTTTGACTCCCACGGAACACTCAAAGTTCCGGGTTGACCAGCCAGGACCCGCAACATCAGCGAGTTTCAGCAGGGTCAGACGTGGCCTTTGATGCGCGCTTCGCGCGTGTTGCAGCAACAGGCTCGGCATACCCACCCTCAAGGAGAGCTTTGGCCTCGGCTGCTTCGACTTCGATGATGTCACCAGTAACCCACGAATCATTTGCATCGACTCGCGCTGTCAACAGTTTTACTTTGATTCTCGCCACGGTTATTCCTCCCACTTGGACTGCTTACAAGGGACCAAACGCCCACCCGACCGTATTGGCCGGGTGGGGTTCAGTTACTGAACTACGATGCTGCTTGCTTCAGTGACCGGAGAGCTGACGAATCAGCAATTTTGGCGTCCATGCGGATACTCACTTTGAAGCCCACATGTCCCGTGTCAGCAAACCGCTCGTTGAGAACGGTTACCTGAACTGGGGTGCGTCGAACAACGAATCCGTTTGGATCGCCGTAGACGGCAACAACCTTCGTCGCTGCAGGAGCGTCAAGCTGCTCAATGTAGACAGGTGAACCGAGCAGTGTTGCCGGTGTACCAGCCTCAAGCCCTGGCTGAAGGAGATAATCCCCTGAGCCGGATGCCTTGAGCTTACGAACTGCCTTCAGCCAAGAATCATTGACGAACCATGCCGCAGATTGCCGGTAAGGGGCGCTGAGGCTGAACTGAGTGTCAATGACTTCATCAGCAGTGGTGGCCGTCGTCGAAGCGGCGGTTACACCAACAGTGCACTTGCTAATGCCCTGTGGCTGCGATGAACCTGAACCTGTTGCGAGAACCGCACCAAGCTGGTTGCCAAGATAACGGGCAACCTGATTGCGAACATAGGTGCTGATGTCAAATACGGAATCAGCAAGGAGCTCCTCAGAGACCTTGACGATCGCACCGTACTTGTACGCACCAAGCTGAACTTCAGCAGTTGTTGGGTTCGGGTTCGTGTAAGTACCCTCTTCCGCAACAAGAGCAATGGCCTCATCAGCCGTTGAAGCAGGAATGTGAATGACAGTGCCATCAGCAGTGTCAATGACATTCGACAGGTCAAACAGACGAGTCTGCAGGACAAGGCTCTGAATGAGCTGGTTACGCCACTCCTGTGGAACCCAATCGGAACCACGGTTGTTGGCAATAGCACTCGTTACAAGCGTTGAGCGAGCTTCAACATCATTGCCCTTTGAACGCAGGTACGAATCGAACGCTGCTGAATCGTCACGCTTCTCTTCGACGGCTACGCCCTCGTCGATGCTGACTTCAACATTGCCCTCTGAAACAAGGCTGCGAGCTTCAGCGAACTTTGGCTCTGGTGCAATGCCTTCGAGCTTCTCAAGACGAGCAACCGTCTCGTTTGTTGCATCAAGATCCGCCTCACGACGGTCATACTCCTGTGCCTGCTCAGCAGTGAGAACCTCATTCTCGTCGAGGATGCGACGCATCTCGGCAAGCTGGTGGGAACCCTTGTGCTTGAGCTCGGTGATCTTGTCAAGTGACATGGATCAACCTTTCTCAGCCATTTGGCTGGGTGTTATTGGTTTTATGCTGCGCGTTTGTCGCGCAACCTAAGTCGGCGCACTCTTTGACGATGTGCGCCCTCTTCATCAGCCCGCCGAGGCAAAGAATCAACCTGGGACACGTCCTGCGCGGCGGCACCGACAGTCCCTCGCTCTGATTCCTCGTTTGACGAATAAGTTGTGACAGCTTCCGTGGGAAGAGCCGTCGAAGTTGTAGCCGTGTATGCGGGATAGGTAACTGCAGAAACATCGAGGATCTCACTGAACTCTGTGATCGTCCTGAGCAACGTTCCATCCTCCTGGTCACTCCATTGCTGACCATCCTTGTTGACCTTGAACGCAAAACTTGACTGTGTAATGTCACCACGCTCAAGAAGAACGCGAAGATCACGCCCATAACTGGTGTCAGCAACGTTTACCTCATAGCGAAGACCCGTGGGATCTTCACGCAAACTCAACGTCCCATTTGAAGTTGAGCCCAACACAAGGTTCTGATCGTGATTGAACAAGGCTTTCACCGCCAGGTCAGGACTCCGCAAGGCTTTACGGAACGCACCACGCTGAATTGTCTCATTGAAATTGCCAAGTGACTCGCTCATCGAGTCAAACACGGCAGCATGACCAACAAGCGTCCAAGAACCATCCGAGTTACCACGCACTTCAGTGGTCATCGGTGCTATGCGCTGCTCAATGAAGTCACCACCATCACGCAACTCGCTAACAACACTCGGATTCTCCCGAATGTCACGCTCTCCAATAATGCGAATCTCTGACTTCACTGTGTCTCTCCTTGACTGTTTGAGCTTTCCTTCTGGGATCACCCACAACTTGCAAATCGCATTCGGTTCAATCTGACCATCAACAAGCGGCCCTTGAACCACGGCACAACGCCCCTCAGTGTCCGAAATTGGCTGGTACAACTCGCAATTTCCACAAACCAAACCCTCAGCAGCAAACGGGTTAGCATCAGCCGGCGCGTAATGAGCACCATCAGCACCAGTACCCGAGTTGAAAGGCCCGTATTTCTCAGCGATACTCACGTACTCGCTAACGAGCGCATCCTGACGCGCAGTAGTTACATCCTCGACAGGCTCAACGGCGCGCACATCGGCTTGTAGACGGTTCTCAGGCACCAGCGATTGCCCCAGTTGCATCCGCTGGTTGACCTGCAGGAACTTGAGGTGCATCCGGGGCAAGGTCAATCGGCCCACGACCCATTTCACTACGAATCTCATCGCGGGTAATAACACCCTCCTTGTAAAGAGCAAGGTTGATGTCCGAAATGGTCTTCATGTCACCACGAGTGAGCTCTGAAGTATCAAACTGCAAGCTCATCTGAGCTCCAAGCCCATTCGTTGAAAACAAATCAGCATCCCTGAGCAAACTCTTCTCAATACGAGACAACCAACGACGCAAAGTGAACCGAACGAAATGCTGGTATTCCATTTCAGTCGTTGAATACGTCAACGAAGCACCAGAAGCATTGGTTTGCATCATGTGAGCTGGAATCTGGAACAGTCGAGCAACATTCAACGCGCTCATCTCCAACTGCTGAACGAGCTGCGCATCCTCAAGCGGAATGCTCAACGCTTCAAACTTCATACCCTCTTCAAGAATTGCGGTACGACTCGCATTATTTGTTCCACCATGAGCAGACTGCCATTGAGCACGAAGGCGCTCTGCAGCATCAGCACTCAACTTCGAAGGATGCGTCAGCACACCACCAGGCGTTGCATTGTTCTTCCAAAACTTGCCCTGATACTTCTCAACCGCGCTAAACGTGCCAAGCCCCTGCCGTGCCATCTGAATTGGTGATAACCCAACAACACCATCAAAGCTCAAACCACGAATGTGAACCACAGAACTGCTTGTGTACGGGCCTTTCCCGTTGATGTAATAAATGGGAATGCCATCACGCTTATCAACCTTCACCAAACTAGGTGGAATCGGCCACAACTCCGACACTGGCCCACCAGTCTGCGCCCTACTCTTGAGCAGAAACGCATTGCCCCACAACAACAAGTGACTGGTAGCAACCTCAATAAGTTCATCGCCGGCCATAGCCACATTCGGGTTGGCAAGAAGTCGAGCCGTTGAATGCTTAGGACTCTCAACACGCGAACCATCAGCATTGGTGCGATACACGCGCAACGGAAGACTCCCCACTGCACCAGCAACAAGCTGAACTGCAGCCCACACGGGAACAAGTTTCAAACTTGTCTTAGGGTTGATGCTCTCCCCAGCAAACGTCTGACCCAAGAACACTTCCTCAGCGTCCGTGTATTGAATGTCCTCCATACCACGCTTCGACCAACGATCAAACAGGCCCATGTGTTCTCCCAAGATTCATAGGACAATCAAGTCCCTGTTTTCGTAAGTGCTCGCAGCACCATGACCAAGCTCACTCATGCTTTCAGCGTGTGCCATCAGCAACGCCATCAACCCGTCAATCGGCTCAGTGGCTTTACGCTTCGTCAAGCGCCAACTACCACGCTCATTAGTTGTTGTTGCACCAGCAGCAACGTGAGCTGCAAGGATCGGATCACCCGAATGGTGAACTCGACCTGAAACGATTGCGTCATACAAGGCTTCTGATGCGGGGCCAGTGCGCTCCCAACCCATTGAGAAGCGAATCATTGGCAGGCCATCATCCTCAAGCATTTGCCCTGACTCTTCCAACCGCCACGGGTCGAATGCGACACGCTGCAAGTCGTACTTTCCAGCAAGACTCGTTATGTGATTGCGAATCTCAGCAATGTCAAAGTTCACACCCTCAACAGTGGGTGGTTCGAAGACAGTTGCCTCAACATCAAAGTGCAATTCCTCATCAACAATTCGTCGGCGGCAAACAACGACGGCTGAACGGTCACGACGCAAGCCCAGGTCAATACCAACCGTGACCTGAGCACCATCCTCAATCGGTTGATAGCCGTCACGACCAGCATCCCAACTTCCAGCGGGCAGCCAATAGTCCTCCGCTTCAGCCCAAGCATTGACATGAAAGCGTTGAAACTCTGAAGGTCGAACCGAAGGCTTGTTGCGCTGTCGCCCCAAATACTCGGAAGTAATCCAATCAGCAGGATTGGCTTTGCGCCAAACTTCCGGGTCGTCCAAGTCCACGTTGTAACGCCAGTCAGCATCAAACGGTGGCCCGTACAACCAGAACAAAAAGCCGTTCTTCATGTCCCTGACAATCGTGAGGAACCCATCATTCCTTACTTCTGTCAACAAATCATCCATCTCAAACGCTGTTTTGTGCAGCTCACCAAGAGGACTTTTACGATCATGCCCAACCGTGCTAATGATGACTGTCAAAGGTTGATCTCTAGCACCAGTACCCGAAGTCAAAGCGGTCAGCAAATCAGTGGTTTTCGCAGCCCAAAGCTCATCAACGATCGAGCAACTCGGATTAGTACCGTGCTGCAATTTGGCATCCGAGCTCATAACCCGTGCAATGCCCAGGTTGTCAGGTGATTCTAAATGCGAACGCATTGGAGTCACATAGTCAAGAAGACCTGCGGACGTTTGAACCATGTCGCGCATCTGACGAAACACAGCGCCAGCCTGCTCCCTTGAGTTAGCTGCAAGGAACACTTCAGGGCTCATCTCACCATCAGCCGTCAAGTGATACAAGGCCAAACCCGCTGCCAACGTACTCTTCCCCGACTTACGAGGCAACAACAACAAACTCTCCTGGTACACGCGCCGGCCAGAAACCGGATCAAGACGATAAAGCTCATCAACATAATCGCGTTGCCAACCAGTAAGCACAAACGGCTTACCAGCCCAGCGACCCTTCGTCTGAACTACATACGCTTCAAGCCAAGCTGCAACACGCGGCCCATCCGACGGAAAACCCTTATCAACAGGCGGACTGGCCTTTCGCTTACGAGCAACAGGCTTACGAGCAGCCTTTGAAGCACCTATGACCGACCACCACCGACGACACGCAACCCACGCTCGCCAACCTTGTCATTCATCTCAGAAGTCATGCTCTTCTTGACCTTCTTAGCCAACCCAAGCCTTGCGCGACCCGTAGGCCCAACACCCAAATGCTCCAACAACTGGCGCACTTCAGCCGCGCACTCACGCTCAATCATGTACGCAGGATGCTTCGTTGGCCCACGCTGACCCTCAATAAACATGCCCTCACGCTCAACAACAGCCCGAGCTTCACGCATACGAGCAATCGTGATCGCAGCCACCTCAAGCAAAGGCCAATCAGACTTATCGAGCACACCAGAAGCAGAAAGATCAGCAACCAACGTCTTCCAAACCGTCTTCGCCCTAGCAGGCATACCATCAGGCATACGAGGAACAGAACGCCCTGCAACCACAACCGTTTCGACGGGCCTCTTGCCCGGATTGCCCGCTGCCAACTTCACTTCAGCAGGCTTAGGCTTACGTCCTTTCATGTTCGGCCTCCCTTTAGACGGCTTCTAAACCGTGTTTCAGGCTCCCCCGAGCCCCCCAAACTGGTCTTCCAGATTCGCGCAAAAGTTTTGGGTACTCCCCGGCCGGGTCAAATCAAAATCAAAAATAAAAACTGAACGCATCGAACCCGGCCTTTTTCGATTTTGTTTTGCGTTCAGCGCGCAGCTTCAAGCCTGTCGGCGTTGTGCTGCTTCCAATCGTGGATGACACGACCGGCATACGACTTGAAGATTTGTTTGTGAGTCAGTGCCACCTTGTGTGACTGGTGTGATGTGGTGGACTTGCAGGTGTTGTTGTGTTCCGCAGATGGTGCAGGTGTGGTTGGCTTTGCTGAGTGCTGTGCGTCTTGCTTGTTGCCAGCCTGGTCTGCTGTACGCGCGG